CTGAGAGGCTGACGGGGGACATGATGAAGCGAGACGAGTTGATCGCCAAGCGCGTGGCGGCTGTGGGTTGGATGCGCAGCCTGACTGATCAGGAGAGCATGACGGAGGATGAGGCGGCAGAGTTTGACCGCCTGCAGGGCGAGGTGCATGGGATCGACCAGCAGATCGACCGCCTGGACGCGGTGGATGAGGCGGAGCGCAGTGCGGCCCAGCCGGCGACGCGCGCGAGCAAGCCGGGCGGCCAGCAGGCGCCGGCGGTGTTGAAGATCGGGCGCGGGGACAGCGAGCAGCGGGCTATGGCGCATTACCTGCGCACGGGCGACGCGAGCGGGCTGGCCGAGAGCCGGGCCTACAACAACACGGACATGAATATCGGCACGCCGGCCGACGGCGGCTATGCGGTGCCGACGGGCATGTACAACCAGATCATCGCCAAGCGCGACGAGCTGGCGCTGGCGCCCAGGCTGGGTGTGCGCGAGATTCCGGGCCGGGGCTTGACGGTGCGCGTGCCGATCGACAATGAGGCGGATGTGATCTTCTCCGCCGTGGCGGAGGCGGGCAACGTGCTGCAGGATGCGCCGGCGCTGTATTACAAGGACTTCACGCTGGCCAAGTACGGCAAGTACATCACGATGAGCCATGAGCTGCTGCGTGATGAGGACGCCAACCTGCTGGCCTTTGTGAATGACTGGATCGGGCGCGGCGTGGCGCTGACCGAGAACAGCCTGATCGTGACTGAGGTGCTGGCCAACGGCACGGCGGGCCTCACGCTGGACGCGCAGGCGGCCATCGGCGAGACGGAGATCCCGGAGTTCGTGGGCAAGCTGATGCCGGAATATCAGACGGGCGCGGCGTGGCTGATGGCGCCGGGCACGTTCTCGCACATCCAGACGGTGGGCGGCACGAACATCATGAAGTTCATCCCGGCGGTGACGGTCGGGATCGGCGCGCAGCCGGTGCTGTGGGGCTATCCTGTGCACCAGTCGAGCTTTATGGAGGCGGTGGCCACGGGTAAGAAGTCGCTGGTCTTCGGCAACTTCGCCTACCTGGGGCGGCGCCAGGGCACGACGCTGCAAATGCTACGCGACCCGTACACGGGCGCAGGCACGGGGCAGACCAAGCTGTGGTTCTGGTTTGACGTGGTGTACGGCGTGCTCCAGGCGGAAGCCATCCAGTACGCGACCCAGGCGTAGGAGGTCCACATGGGCAGTGTGAACACGGGTAACGTGCGCGGGCAGTTTGTCTTTTTTGACAACGCCTTTGCGCACAGGTGGCTGGACGCGTTCGGGCCGAACGTGGTCAAGGTGGTGGAGGAGTTCCAGAAGACGCCGTTTGACGCTGCGGACACGCCGGGCGGCTGCACGGTGACGCTGGCGGAGACGGGTGCGGGGGACACGACGCTGGCGCTGGCAGCGGGAGCCAACGGCGGCGAGCTGCTGATCACGACGGACGCAGCGGATAACGACGGCGCCAACATCCAGTATCGGGGCGAGGCGTTTTCGTTTGCGAGCGCGTGGCCGGCGTACTTCGGCATCCGCTTGAAGGTGAGCGAGGCGACGCAAAGCGATCTGCTGGCGGGTCTGTGCATCACGGATACGGACCTGCTGGGCGGCCTGAGCGATGGCGTGTATTTCCGCAAGGTGGACGGTTCGACGGCGATCTCGTTTGTGCTGGAGAAGAACAGCGTGGAGACGGAGATCGCCAGCGTGCACGCGTTGGCGGCGGATACCTACCTGGTGCTGGAGTTTGCGTATGACGGCACGGACGTGCGGGCCTACGTGAACGGCAGCCAGGTGGCGCAGGTGCCGGCGACAAACGCCAACTTCTGCAATGACGAGTTTCTGACGCCTTCGCTGCATTTCCTGACGGGGGCGGCGGCGGCGATCACGTGCAATGTGGACTGGATTCGCGCGATCCAGATGCAGGCGTAGAGGGGGCGGCCCGGCTCCTTCCCAGGGGCCGGGCCGCACTTGGGAGCGGACAATGGCGAATGGCGACGGGGCGCTGGTGCGCCTGAAGATGCTGCAGACGGTCAATGCCCTGGTGGGCGGCTCAAACCAGCGGCTGGTGGCGGGCGAGATGTATGAGGTTGCGCCGGATGCGGTGGTGGTTGACCTGGTGCGGGGCCGCTATGCGGTGCTGGTCGAAGACGATGCGCCGGCGGGGCCGGACCTGGCGGGGCCGGAGACGGCCAGCGTGCAGCCGGGCGCTGAGAATGCGGCGCTGCCGCGTGGGCGGCGGGCGACCACGGTCGCAAAGCGAGGTTAGCAATGGCGCTGGAGTGGTCGGTGACGATGGGGCCTGAAGAGGAGCCGGTGAGCCTGGATGAGGTGAAGACTCATCTGCGGTTTACGGGCACGGCGGAGGATGACCTGATCGCCGGGCTGATCACGGCGGCGCGGGAGCAGTGTGAGCTGGTGGCGCGGCGGGCGTTGGTTGCGCAGACGATTGCGCTGCGGCTGCCGGCGTGGCCGCCGATTGGGGTGCTGCGGCTGCCGCAGCCGCCGCTGATCGAGGTGCTGTCGGTGGAGTATATCGACGCGGCAGGCGAGGCGCAGACGATGCCGGCGGATGATTACTATGTGTACCTGGCGGACCCGGGCATGATTGTGCTGCGCCCGACGGGGAGCTGGCCGACGGCGGAGCTGATGCCGGGGACGCCGGTGACGGTGACGTTTCGGGCGGGGTATGGGGCGCCCGGTGCTGTGCCGCGGCGTTACCGGCAGGCGATCCTGCTGCTGGTGGGGACGTGGTTTGCGACGCGCGAGCATGTGGTGATGGGGACGGTGGCGCGCGAGATGCCGGACTCGGTGCGGGCGCTGCTGCTGACGGACCGGGGCTGACAGCGGATTAGAAAGCGGATGACGCGGATGGGGAAGCGGCTGACGGCGGATTAGAAAGCGGATGACGCAGATGGGGAAGCGGATGACGCGGATGGGGTGCTTGTGAGGGCGGGGGAGCTGCGGGGGCAGATCACTATCCAACGGGCGACGCGGACGCTGGATGCGTTTGGGGAGCCCCAGGAGACGTGGGCGGATGTGGCCACGGTGTGGGCGAGTGTGCTGCCGCAACGCTATGCGACGGGGGCGGAGGCGCTGGTGCAGGCGCTGGGCCGCGAGGCGGTGCAGACGACGTACACGATCACGATCTACTGGCGGGGCGATGTGCTGGAGATGGACCGGGTGCTGTGGGGCGGCCGGGAGCTGGATGTGCGCCGGGTGATTGATCCGGACGGGCGGCGGACGTGGCTGGAGCTGATGTGCGAGGCGCTGCCGTGAGCCGAGAGGCGGTGAAGGGCCTGGGTAAGCTCCTAGATAAGCTGGAGGAGTTGGACAGCTTGGAGGCCGACAAGGCGTTTGAGGAGGGGCTGGCCAGGGGCGCGGCGAAGGCGGTGCAGCGGGCGCGGCAGCTCGCACCAGTGAAGAGCGGCGACCTGCGCGATAACCTGCATGTCGGCGGGTATACGAAACTGACGCCGGGGTATCGGGCGGTCGGGGCGTATGGGGCGCTGAAGGGGCCGATTGGCCGCGGCAAGAGCATGGGCGTGCTGGTTGGGAGCAAGTTGCCGTATGCGAGCAGGGTGGAGCGGGGTACGAAGTTTGCCCAGCCGCACCCGTACCTGCGGCCGGCGGTTGACCAGTCGGAGCGGGAGATTGCGCAGGAGTGCGACCGGGCGATCCAGGAGATTATTGACAGGCGTGGGTGACGATGGCGCAGATTGAGGCGCTGCTGGCGGGGCGGCTGACGGGGGATAGCGGGGTGAGCGCACTGGCGGGGAGCCGCGTGCACCCGGACCGGCTGCCGCAGGATACGGCGTATCCGGCGATCCGCTATGCGGTGGTGGATCGGGTGGAGGTGCTGGCGAAGCCTTCGGTGACGACGCTGCGGCTGATGCGGATGCGGGTACAGTTGGATTGCTACGCGGCGACGTATGCCCAGGCGAAGGCGCTGGGGACGGCGGTGAAGGCGGCGATCTATAGCTGGCAGGATGGCGATGCGGGTGTGGTGGAGTGCCGCGTCCTGGACGAGAACGACGCGGGCGATGATGAGGAGACGGTGCATCGGGTCCAGTTGGACGCGAGCATCATGTACAACGAATAGGCGAGGGGATCATGGCACAGACAACTGGGGCGATTGCGCAGGCGGGTTTTAAGGTCGAGGTTTCGACGGACGGGTCGAGCTGGACGGACGTGAGCGGGACGGCGGCGACGGTGGCGGCGGACGGCGGCGAGATCAAGGTGGGCAACCAGCACACGGCGGAGGGCGACCAGGCGGTGGTGGTGTCGTCCAACAAGGCGGAGCCGATCACGCTGACGGCGAAGGCGCTGTACACGGAGGCGGTCGGCGAGGCGTGGGCGGTGGTGGATGCGGTTTACCGGGCGGCGGATAAGCGGATCTATATGCGCTATTCGCCGGCGGGCGGCAATGAGGGCGACTTGCGGTTTGTGACGGCGGTGGGGGGCGTGGCGGCGGCTGTGCCGCTGGTGTCGTGCCTGCCGCCGGAGATGGACGCGGGCGGCGAGGACCCGGCGATGTTTGAGTTCTCGGTGATGACGCCGGGGCTGCTGTCGGAGGCTGTGCCGGCGAGCTAGGTTCTCGCCGCAGAGGCGCAGAGGGACACAGAGGGGCGCAGAGGATAGGAGAGGCGGTAGAGGATGGAGCAGGCGGAGCAGGACGGGCAGGCGGCGCAGGGTATCGGCGCAGGGCGTGTGCAGATTGAGTTTGTGGAGACGCCGATCCGCGTGAGTGTGGATATGGCGCTGCTGACGTGGGGCGATCTGCTGGTGGTGCAGCGGCTGCAGCGGCAGGCGAAGGCGGGCGGCGACGATGACGATGGGGCCGAGGCTGAGCGGGCGCTCAATGCGCTGGTGTCGAAGATCACGGGGCAGGATGCGGTTGGGCTGCCGGCGGTGGTGGTGACGCGCGTGCTGGACGCGATTAAGGAGCGGACGGCCGGGCTGGCCCCAAAAAACTGAGGGCGCAGGTGCTGGCGCATTTGTTTGTGGGTGCGCCGGCGCCTGCGGAATATGTGGAGCTGATGGTGTGCCGGGAGCTGGGCGCGCTGCCGAGCCAGTTGCGGGCGGAGCCGGCCGAGAACGTGACCGATCTGCTGGCGATGATGGCGGCGGAGGCGAAGGTGAAGAAGCAGCGGCAGCGG